ATAGGTACGGACAAAGTATGGCCTATCTATATGAAAAACCATAAAGGAGAATATAAGGTATTGTTATCACCTGGAGATATGTTAATCTACGAAGGAATTATTTTAGAGCATTGGAGAAAGAAATTCACAGGTAAAAATTGTGCACAAGCTTTTTTCCATTACAATAATATAAGAAAGTCTGGATATAGAAATAAATATGATGGAAGAGAATCTTTAGGATTACCTAGTTATGCCAAAAAGAAATAAAACACATTTAATAATAAATAATTTTTTTACTGAACCAGATAAAATTGTTGCATTTGCATTAAAGCAAAAGTTTTACAATAAAGAAACTCATCCTGATAAAAAAGCTATGTTAGCTTTTCCTGGACAGAGAACAGATTTTTTACACACTCACAAAGATAAAAAAATGTATAATAAAATATCTTCTATGCTTTCTAAAGCTGCACAATTGTTTTTAGAAAAAGATGACTTTAAAGCAAAACTACGTATTGCGTTTTCTTATACTGATAAGAATGTGTACATGCCCCAGTTTCATACCGATAATGACGAGCTCAAAGGCAACGCTTATGAGCATGCTTTTGCAGGAGTTGTATATTTAAATCCAAATGCTCCTCCAAGTTCTGGAACAATAGTCATTGTAAATGATAAAGGTTTTAAGTGCAGCAACGAATACAACAAATTATTTATGTACGACTCTAATTTAAAACATTCTGGAGCAGGTACTTTTGGAAAAAATAAAAAAGATTCTAGATTAGTATTAACTTTTTATTTTGGTGTGTTTAAGTGATAAAAACTATAAACACTGGACTGCCTCAAGAATTTAACGACAAAATCATAAAAGAATTAGCTGGAAGTCATTTATGGAGAATTGCTACAGATGATGAAAAAGGTTTTATAGATATAACTGCAAAAGGTAAGAAAGACACTGGGTTTAGTTTTACTACTTTAAGAGAAAATGAAATTAATCAAGTAGGAAGTTTTTGGAACTCTCTTGCAGAAATTATATTTTATATTGTTTGTTCAAAAGCTAAAATAAAAGACGCAAAAATGTATAGAGTAATGTATAATTTTTACACTCCATCAGCTGAATGTATTCCACATCAAGATATGAAAGATGATAATCATTTTAGTATTCTATATAATTTTCACACTAATGATGGTGGGACATATATAGAAAATAAATTTTATCCAAGTAAAGCTTCTCAAGCACTAGTATTTAATAGCAATCTAGTACATAGAGGTGCTGCACCTAAAAAACATTTAGGTAGATTAAATCTTAATATGATATGCAGATATACTTAAATATCCATCTGATTATATTTTTCTTTAAAACCTGATTTTCCTTTTATAAAATAACTTGCTCCTAACATAATTCTTGTTTCAGGACCTTCATGTTTTCCAGACTCATGGCTTATATTAGCAGGGAATATAATTAAATCTCCTGTAGTGATAGGTATTTTCCAAGTTAAAGAATTAAAATAATTATAATTTTTAATTTTATAATCAAAATTAAATCCTGATTGAATAATTGATTCAGGTGTTGAAAAAGATAAGGATCCATTGTGCGCTTGAGCATAGTAAGTAGAACTAAATATAGATCCTGGATGATTGTGGTAAGGATGTGATCCTCCCTTTTTTTGTAAAGTACACCAACTGTTTGACATATAAAAGTCGTCTTCAACTTCTAAAACTTGATCTACATACTCACAAAACTCACTCCAAACTATATCTTTTATTCTTTTTAGTTTCTTGTGGTTAAGGATTGAATCTTCTACACTTAACATAGTGTCCGATTCATTGTGTTTGACATACGGTATCTTTTTAATATGGTCGAGCTCTTTCTTATTTAAAAATTCTCCAGTAGATATTTTAAGTATGGGTTGACCGCCAAAAGAAATTAATGTTTTTTTATACATAAGAAAACCAACCTGTAATAATATACTTTGTTTGATCGCTTATTATCCCTCGATGGGTGTGAGTAAAGTCAGGGGGCCAGATTAAAGTCAAACCTTCTTTAGCTTCAGTCTTTACTTTTTGATATAAAAATTCTGTGCCTCCTTTTTTAACTGTATTTAAATAAGTCATAAATACTAATACTCTATGCATTGAATCTCTATTAGTTCTTTCACAATGATACTTTTTAAAACCTTCTCCTTTGTTATACTTCTGTATGTTCATTACATTAGAGATACCAAACCTGTCATATAATTTATCGGGTTCAGGATATTTTTTTAAATATTTATTTAATATTTTTATAAGAGCTTTATTATAGGGCTGTATAAATTCTTCTTGTACATGTACACCGATATCCATACTCGCTTTAACTTTAGAGTCTACTTCTTTTCTGTCGTTTCTGCCTACTGTTCCGGGACCATGTCTATGGGGATTACTTTCAAAAAAATGTATTAAGTCTTTACAGATTTTCTTATCAATATATCCCCCATCAATAAAGGTATCTTTTTTCATAATTTTTCGCTCTTTCATTCGCTTTATATTTAATATATAACACTGTTATGGCATTAAAAAAAGTAGATTTTGCAGCTGGTTTTAACAAACAAAGCGTACCTTCCGCTCTTCCTGGACAATGGGTAGATGGAGATTTTGTACGTTTTAGGTACACAGCCCCTGAAAAAATAGGAGGTTGGGAGCAATTAACAGTTTCTAATGAAACGCTACCAGGAGTAGCAAGAGCTCAATTAGCTTTTACCAGTTTAAAAGGTGAAAAATATGTAGCTATTGGAACGTCTCAAGGTTTATTCTTGTACTATGGAGAAGCTTTTTATGACATTACTCCGTTAGATACGGCAATTACCGGAGCTACTTTTGACACTAATTTAAACTCTACTTCTGTTACCGTTAATAAAACTGGTCACAATTTAACTTTAGGTAGATATATAACTTTTACAAGCGTAACCCCTCCCCCAACTTCAGGCTATGTAGCAGACGATTTTGAAATAGGATCTTTTGAAATTGTTCAAGTAAATGATGCTAATAGTTTTAATATTGTTATGAGAACTAATGCGGCCGCAGATACTACAGGAGCAGGAGCAGCAACAATTAATCCTTACGAAGAAGTCGGACCAACTTTTCAAACTAAAGGTTATGGATGGGGAACTTATCTTTGGGGAAACTCTACTTGGGGAACTGAAAGAGATACGAGTAACGTAACTTTGGCTCCTGGAAATTGGAGTCTTGATAACTTCGGAGAAGTTTTAGTTGCAACTATATTTAATGGTAAAACATTTACTTGGAATGCAGGAGCAGCAAACCCAAGAACTATTAGAGCTTCCACAACTACAACTAATTTTAATACCACAAGCAATCCGACTGCATCTAGATTTACACTGGTTTCAGACAGAGACAGACATTTATTTCATTTTGGAACTGAAACTACTATTGGCACACCTAACACTCAAGATCCTATGTTTGTAAGATTTTCTAATCAAGAAGATTTAAATACTTATTTACCTACGGCTACAAATACTGCCGGCACATTTAGACTAGACACAGGAAATAAAATCACAGCAGTCTTACAAGGAAAAGACTATGTATTTGTTTTAACTGATTTAGCAGCTTATGTTGTTCAGTTTGTAGGTCCACCATTTACTTTTTCAGTAAGACAGGTGGGTACTAACTGTGGATGTATTGCACAACACGCAGCCAGTTATGTTAATGGAGCTATTTATTGGATGTCAAATGAAGGTGGATTTTTCATGTACGATGGAACAGTAAAAGCTTTACCTTGTTTAGTAGAAGATTTTGTATTCACTACTCAAAATGGAAATTTAGGTCTTAACTACAGTGCTGCAGAAACTGTTTATTCTCAACCAAATAGTTTGTACACAGAAGTAAATTGGTTTTATCCTAAAGCTGGATCTTTACAAATCGACAGATGTGTAACTTATAATTACCAGGAAAATGTTTGGACTACTTCATCGTTAGCTCGTTCAACTTACGAAGATCAAGGTGTGTTTGATAAACCTTATGCAACAGAATATAATGCAACAGACACTCCCGTATATTCAGGTATTAGTGGACTCACTAATAAATGGGGTGCCAGTATTTACTACGCGCATGAAGTAGGAAATGATCAGGTTAATAG